TTTGCTAAGTCAACAATCAAAGGCTTTGGCTTTGGTGTTGTTGTACAGATGAGACGAGGCTGCTTACCGAGACGCATGCCGAATTGCAGCATGTTCCATGATTCGTCAAGGTAATGCCAAGCTGCAAGCTCATCAAGCCACCCGCCATGAAACTGCGGACCGCGAAAGCGCTCAGGCTCTGATGCAGGAATGCCTTTGATGATTGAGCCGTTCTTTAAGTTAATCTCATGCAGAGATTTATAGTAAAAGTCGATAAGCTCAGTCGGCATAACGTTTAGCAGCCCTGAATCGCCCTCAAAGCACACATCACGAACGTCACCGCTCGTTGGAGCCGAAACTAGCCATCTTGTCTTTGGTTGTGTCCAAGCTGCCCACCAAGTCCACTCAGCCGCGCACCGAGTTTTGCCAGCACCACGACCTGCTAAAAGTAACCAGATACTCCACCAATCGCCCTTAGGCGGTATTTGATGATCACTAGCTATAGCAAGCCATTTGTTTCGTGCTTTCAGCGCTGCTTTCCATTCCGGGGACGCTGTACTTAGATTAGGTCCGGTTTTTAGACGTTGATCAACGTGCTTAGCTATTTTCTCGATTGTCGTTGTCATCTTGTCTTATGCTAAGAATTTCGTTCATTAATTCCTCAGCAAAATCATGTACAACATCGACCTGAATAGCCCCGTTGTTTTTGCCTGTAACTTCAAGCTTATTGTTTTCGCGATATTTATGTGGAAAACGAGCTGCCATCGACCGCGACCACAGCGCTGTGTTGATTCTGTTCCCGCCCGGTCTCTCGATCATATGATCTAAAGCAAGTTTTTCAAAGAAAAGCATCTCTTCTTTTTTAGCTTCTTCTAAGGCCGTGAAAAAATCTGGATTCGCTTCAGCCCAATTGCCTAAAGTTTGCCATGTAATGCCAAGCTCAGATGAAATAGCTTCTCGGCTATAACCTTTTTTGCCTAAGTCAATAGCAATTTGGCAAAACGACGGATCATACTTAGATGGCCGTCCAACTGGTTTTTTGGGTATAGGTTGTGTGCTCATGTGTAAGATTGTACATCAAACTTGAGAAAAGTGTGGAAAAACGGCAATAGTTGTAAGAGAGAAACTTTAGTATTATACGGTAAACTAAAGTAATAATAGTTACATCTAAAGTTACATCTAACCAGAAAACTATATACGACGACGTATATATCTATATATAAATAATATTTAAATATATATGTAATTATTGTAACTATGTATTTATCGTTTAAAATCAACAACTTGGCTAGCATTTTGATGTAACTTTGATGTAACTTTAGATGTAACTTTTAATACTATAGTTCTATTTCTCTCTTGATCGCAGCATCTGTATTTTCTGACAATTTTGACAGATCTCCGTGTTTTTGAAAGTTACATAATTTAGCCTTTGAAGATGTAACTTTGAAAATGGTAAATCTATGTGATTTTCCATTTAATCTTATGACTTTATTGGCTTCGACTTCACCATGGCTTAACAAAGCTTTACGAATATATTGAGCTTTTGCTCTAACTTCATGGCCCCAACGTTCGCATAGTACCTCCAAATGCGATGGTGTAAATGCTGCTATTCCATCAAGATTCTCAACTACCCAGTCGGCAAGTTCACTTGCAAAGGCTTCGATCGGACTCTTACTGGCTTGTATAGCAACTTGTTTGTACTTAGTTTCTGGTGCTGGTTTGGCAGGATCAAAGTTACTGATGTCTCGGTTGTAGTACCAATTTAGCACAATCCCAAAGCCATTTTGCTGTCTTGCCCATTGCATCAGCTTTACAACTTTAGGGTGTGTCTCGGCATTGGTTAAAGTTTCAGGCTTAAAGATGGCTTCACGTCTTGCATTGTCACCCATTCTTGTGATGTAAGGCTTATTTGACGTAAAGATAAAGTTCATAAAATTCTCAATATTGTATTGAGCGCCATACTTGTTATTGATGGCAATTTCTTTGCCTGTGATCATGCTCTTTAACTGTGCTGAGTGATCCTCACGATCCGATGATGGCTCATTGATCACAATCAGAATCTTATTTTTAAAGATGCCATTGAAATTACCAAATAGCTCATCCGGTCCGATAATGATGGCTGGACCGTTTTCACCGAGACCTAGCATTTCGGCTATAAATTCAGCAACGGCTGACTTACCAATACCCTCAACATTACTCACAAACTGTGGGGTTGTGTTATTTCTTTTGTGCGGAAACTGGACTATGTTAGCAACCCAGTCATGCCAATAATCAGCAAAAGACGGTTCATCTCTAAAAAAGTACTTACAAAATTCCAAATACTCAGTTGGATCGCCCTCAATCGGATCATGAAGCCAATTTCCTAAATAGTTATAACAGCCGTCTGGTGTGATCTTTAAACCTTGGTATTGCGGAAAAACACCAACTTTCCTGATATCGCATCTTTTGCGCCACTTTTTATACTCTTCCATCAACACATATTCACGTGTCACTACTTTTGGCGGTTGATTAGGTCTGGTCTGTACTTGTGTAGACTGCAAAAAGATATGCTGAGCACTATCTATCTTTGCCTTTTGGAAGCTCATGATATGGCCATCATCGATACGAATCACATCGCCATTGTACAGCGCATACTTAGTGCTAAACTCATGAAGCCTAACATCCAAGCTGTCAACACCATTCATCACAACTGACGTACTGGCTACCACATCGGACAAAGCCTTACCATCATTTAGATGATCATCAATTGCATACTTACTGCCTTTACCTGGGCCAAAGCGGCCGACGCGGCACAAATGCACTTCAGCACCAAGTCCACGTAGCACAATGGCTAGCTTAGTCTCGGCCAAAGCTACCTGCTCATTTGGCTCACCATCATCCTTGGCACCATCATAGTCAAAAATGATATGCACTTTTCTATGTGTAACATTGAAATTAGTTTTCTTTTGCCATTGTATTTGCATCAAGTCTTTGTGCAATTGCAAGCCACGTTTATCGGTCCAACTAGTCACTCCAGCCAAGCCAACACATGCATAGTTCGAGCCCTCGGCTTTAACAGCCTTTGTGATTGCCCAAGCTTTGAATTCACCCTCTGTGATGATGATTGGTATATCAACATTTGAGATGACTTGCCGCCATTGTGTTGTTGGTGGAAAATAAATGTGACTGCCACTAGCCCTTGCTTGGCTGTATTTCATCTTAGTGCGTGGCACTAAAAGCCTGACACGTGTAAAACCGGTGTCATTGCCATCGATATCAAAGTACGGTATTTTGACCGCCCATTCATGAGTGTGCCCTAAAAGGGACTTGGTCTCATCCTTATCAAGAAAAGTTAAACCTAAAGTTTTAATGTCATTATCGTCGAATTTTCGTGCATTTAAGAAGTCATGATATAATTCTAATGGTTGTGTTGTATGAGACGAAAATCCCATTGACATGATCGTTTCCTTTGCAGTTGTCTTTAAAGGCCCTAGTTGTGAGCTAGGGCCTTTTTTTCTATTATATTTAGACGGTGATCAAAGATTCAGCCAATGTGATGGCTTTTTCCTTAGTGCTAATTCCGTCCCCAAATAAAGCTCTGTCCATCCTAACATCGGCTGTACGGCCGCGGTGGTGGTCAATGTACTCGGTAACAGAGTTAATCAAGCCCCATACAGTATTCTTGGCAGATTTTAGCTCACTGCCTCGGCCTTGCCCACTATATAGTGCCATTAACTTTTCGCTGATCTTTTTGCTAACTACTACATCACCATCTGTGGTTTCATAGGTTGACATAGTATCGCAAAACTGTTGTGCCTGTGCTTGTGTCACATGCGTGTCGCTCCAATGGCTGACACGTGATAGGAATGATGACCATGAAGTGCCGGCCAAACCAAGTTGTGCCTTAACTTGCTCATCATCAAACACTGATCTATGACTAACACGAACTACGTTCTTAGCTTTACCTGATTCAGCTTCATTCATTGCAAAACCAAGTGTGTTATTGCAAACTACGCGAACTGATGTGAACATAGCTGTTGTTGCCATTGAGCCATCACAAGCTGTACCTAGCAATAAATAGCCTTTGATTGTATCATCCATGATCTTAGCTTCTTTACCCATGCTAGCCAAAGCCCAGTATTTACGACCACCGCGTAAGACACCGGCTGTTTCTAGCTCAAAGCCTGCCTTGGCAGTTAAATCCCTATAAAACTCCAACACCTCTTTAGGTTGGACCACTTTATAACCATTGGACACAATTGCAAGTGAATCACCACTATCAGAGCGAACTAAAACTTTTTTGCCTGAAACACGGTAAATGTTTGAATCGGCTTTTGTACGATAAAGTGCAGGCACTTCATCAATTTGGAAATCCATGCCAGCGGCTGTTTGCCATTGCTCAATGGTCTGACCGGCCTGCATTTGCTGACCTAGTTTGTGCCATGGTGTGTCGCCTTTATAGGCAATTGCTGAAAAACCCTTTGTGTTGTCGATTTCGTGAGCCATGATGTTAATCCTTTTATATTCAGAAAGTTAAGAAATTTAAGTTTGTGTGTTTCCACATGTCACATTATACTAGGATTTTTAAAAGTAAACATCTTTTTTAAAAATATTTTCAAATTTATTTATAAAATTATGTACTCAAATTAAAAATATAGTGTACAATGCAATCATGCTAACAAAAGCATCCTTATTTTTAAATGGTTTGAAAATAAAGGTATTACATTTAAACAATTGTGAAAACACAAGTAAACAAGCAAAGGAAAACATCAAGATGTCATATCTTACACACAATGAAATAAGCGTAAATAGAAATGGTACTAGTCTAAAAGGCTATATTGAGTGTGACTACTATTTATTAGTGACCTTATTTGGTCAGCCTTTTAATGGTGACACCACTAAATCAGATGCTGAGTGGCTAGTTAAATTTGATGATGGTGTGGTAGCATCCATTTATAACTACAAAGACGGTTATAACTATTGCGGTCATGCCGGTACACCAACCGAAAAAATTAAAACTTGGCATGTAGGTGGCTTTAGTGATACTGCCGTCTATCATGTACAGCATGCAATTGATGA